TCAGGCGTGTGCAGCCAATAGCCCTTTATCTTTGCAGAACTGAATAACTTCTACATATCGGAAGAGAGCACCACCTTTCGGCGGGTGGATTTCTTCCACTTCCTGCGGGAATGGGGTGCCAGACTCTTCCCACTGTTTGCGCTTACGATAAAACGTGGTTCTGGAGATACCACCAAGCATCTCCTGAACGCGCTCACGGTTAACCAGAACCGGCTGAATGCTGATTGTTGTTTGCATGCTTTTCTCCAGGCAAAAAGAAGCCCGGGCGAACCGGGCAAATGTGGGATAACGTGGCAGTGCATTCGCACCCAATAGCCAGCTCATAACTGGCTATCAGTTGCGTCAGTCGTCTTCGTCGTCCCACCAATCTTCGTCATCACCTTCGTGACAATCAGAGATAAGCGGATTGGTTGCAGATAGCATGTCACTGGCTGCTCCTCGCCGTTGAAGTCGTCGTAGCGCCTCATATAATTCGAAGGCCTCAGTTCTCTCATCGCCTATTTCTAGAGAGCAAGCTACCTGATGAGCCTCTTGAACTAGTTCGGCTAACTTGTTGCGAATATCCTGAATGGTGCTCATATCTATCCTCACGCCGCCCGCATAGCGCGGAGGCGTTTTAAGTGTTCTGCTGTTTCAAGTTCGGCGCGTATCTGTGCCGCCTCGTGTGGGTCGAGGTGCTCAAAATCGTTATTAAAGCGGTCGATTGAAGCGGTGTTGATCCGGCCCTGTCGCCAGTAGCGGACTATTTCTGATGTGACTGAGTGAATTATTACCGGCCACCCGGCATTGTCAGCGTAAATCTGACACCGTTGGATTAGCTGGAACATTGGCTGAGTCCTGCATCATGAGGAAGACGATCATTGCGGCGCGGAGTGGGTTTGACTGATGCTGAATACCGAACTTTTGACAGGCAGACATTGCGTCACACCACTCGTGATATTCGCCTTCATATTCAGGCATAGTGCTATCAAACATAATGCTGATTCTTTTGTCTGCAATGATAGGCCAAGCATCATTTGGCTTTTGGCATGGGTCAAAATCATCATTTATATTTCCAAATCCACGCCTTATTGCAAACTCATCACCGTCAAGCGCGTAGTAAACTGTTTCCCGCTCTTCTCCTACCCGGTAGCTATCCGTAACCTTTGCGCCCAAAGAGATGGCAACTAAGTTATTAATCTCGAAGTCACTCAGCTTGCTGTAATCCATCACTCGTCACCCTCCAAATCAGCGATAGCATCCATCACATCAGAGCCGCGAATAACTTCGAATGCACGACAGGCCATTTCGAAAACCAGTTGCTCCTGTGGGTGCGGCGATTCCCAATACTTAAACCCGGTACGGTGTGTATATCCCTGTATGGTGTAGAACTGTCCAGCAAGCTCAATTGCGGCATCAACCAGTTCGCGATTTGTCATAGTTTCCTTTTCCATCACATCCTCCCAATCTTCTTACGCACTTCCATCTCACCTTGGCAACTGACGCACATCGTGCATCCCGGATACGCTTTCCGGCGCTCGTTACTGAGGCGATCCCCGCATTCCTCACAGTGCGTTGCTGATACTGCTGAGTGGTTGAGTCTGTGAGCCTGAATAGCATGGTCGCGCATCATCTCTTCTAGAGCGCTGGCCTGATCGATGATTTCTGATGTCATGAGTGCTCCTTACCGAGTGCTTTGGCGATGGCTTGAAGAGCTTTCTTACCAGCAGGGTTATCCTCAATGCGCCAGTTACCAGCATCACCTGAATCAGCCAGTTGCTTGTAGTCATCAAACAGACATTGCAGTGCTTCCAGCAACTCTGGAGCAGCAGCTATTAGCTTGGCGTTTGCTTTCTGCTCCAGTGAAAAATCACCATCGTATCCAGATTCTGAGCCGCCACCGCTAATCTGTGCGACAGGAACAATGCTGTTATCACTGCGAAAATCTGATGTAATGTTTGCGGTGTCGCCATCAGTCCATTCGTCGTCTTGAACAATCCACGGGCCCGGCGTAAAACGTTTCTCTTCCATATCTCACTCCATGAACTGTCGGTTAATTCGGTTGAAGGTGAACGCGAGAAAATAAAAAGGCCGACATAGCGACCTTGTGATTCGTTTGGTTAGCGTCATGAATCCACTCCGTACCTGCCTTGCATCCGACCGATGCTGCTAACGAATACCACCAGGCTGATACCAAGCGGCGCAATTTTCTGGTGATGCTTCTTGATGATTGGCGGCACGACTGCATTCCATTTCGGCTTAGGCCTGCATTTCAGTGCCTGCTGAATCTCTGCCACGCATTTACGTCCCTGATGCTCTCGCAGCGTTGTTTTGCTCTGGAGTCATCAGTCGTTCCTTACTTCACCGTAACGACCACGATACTTACGCATACGGTCATCAACGTAATCAGGATATACAGGTCCAACTACCATCCATCCCGGTCTGAATGAAGCTTCTAAGTTGGCGTACCAGACTTCCTTTTCGTGCAACTCCAGAAGCCTGTCTTCCATGGTTGGTTTCTGGAAATCGTCATTAGCGATAGCTACAAAGCAACTAGCCAGCACCTCTTCTTTAGTGCCGGATCGCTTTGGTGGGCGCAGATATCCCGCCCCGGTGAGAGGTGCCGACATGATTTAACTCCGTAGTTTTATTTGGTCAGCTTCTGCCAGATGGCTGAAACGTATTTGGATTGGTGGATGGCATCAGCCAGTGCGCTGTGGCGGGTGCCTTCGAATGGCATATCACGTTTAGGGTCGATGCCGATTATTTTCCCCATCTCTACGACGGTGCGTACATCTCGGTCATTCCACCATTGCCACGGCGCTTCCTGACCGGTTAGTGCATAGCTGTTGCGAAGGATTACGCAGTCGAAAGAAGCACCATTACCCCATACCTGAACAAATCTCGGCTTGGCATGTTTGGAGATGAAATCAGATAGCCAGGAAAGAGCGGTTGAAAGCTCCTGCGTGTCAGTGGTTAATGCCCTGCGAGCATCTTCACCTTGTTCCATCCACCACAGGATTGTGGAGGCGTCAGGTCTGGCGCGGAATCGCATTGATGATTCGAGAGATACGTTCACCTGGAAGTCGGAACCAATTTCTCCGCTATTCGGTTCGAAGAATACCGCACCAATGGAGATGATCGGCGCGTACGGACCGTTACCCATGGTTTCCAGGTCAATCATTAAATGGTTCATATCAGTCCTTAAAATGGAATATCGTCGTCAAAATCCATAGGCGGCTCGTTGTGCTGTTGTGCCGGTTGCTGCTGTATCCGTTGTGGTTGCTGGCTGTTACCTGCTGGTTTTCCTTCTGCTTGCTTCCCGCCAAGCATCTGCATGGTTCCACCGACGTTAACCAACACCTCAGTGGTGTACTTCTCCACACCAGATTGGTCTGTCCATTTCCGTGTGCGTAACTGCCCTTCGATGTACACCTGAGAACCTTTTCTCAGATATTCGCTGGCTACTTCAGCCAACTTGCCAAACAGCACCACCCGGTGCCATTCGGTCTGCTCTTTCATCTCGCCGGTTGCTTTATCCCGCCATGATTCCGAAGTTGCCAATGTGATGTTGGCTACTGCGCCACCATTTGGTAGATAGCGAACCTCAGGGTCTTGCCCGAGGTTGCCGACGAGGATCACTTTGTTTACTCCTCTGCTTGCCATTTATGCAGGCTCTCCTTCAAGTTCATCTTTGCGAATGTTGTAAACGTCCTGGGCTTTCTGCTGCTCATCAGTACCTTCAAGCATTTTCCATGCTTTAGCGAACGCCTGTTTAAGCTCATCGACTGATGTTTTTTGTGCCGCTGCATCAGTGAAGGCCTTCAAGATCTGCTCAGGAGTAGGGGATGGTTTTGATTGTTTGGCCGGTGCGGAATTTTGCTGATGTTTGTGCTCATCAGTATCAGCATCTTTTGAGTCATCGATGCCGAACAATCCGTTAAGGCAATATTTGCGAGCGTAAGAGCTTGTCGCGCCAGTAACCTGAGCGGCATCCATACCTTTCTTGCTTTCTTCTTCTCGCGCCATAGCGGTTGCTGTGTGCTTATTTTCACCGTCCGTGATGGTAGCCGTGGCTTTGACGTAATACCGATCGCCTATCAATACGATTTCATCACTAATCGACAGGAAAAGACCGTTCAGTAGCGGCTTAACTCCTTCGAGAATGTCCTCACAACTGCGGTATTTGTATTTACCGAACGAGTTGTACTGATTCTTTGGCGCATTCAGATGCTCCTGAATGGATGCCAGACGCTCATAAAATATGGCGCTCATAATCACCTCAGAATGGAAGTTCGGAATGGTTAGCCAGGAACTCGCATTTATTCATGCGCTCTTGTTTAGCCATATGCAGGCAAAAGTTTTTCTTCGACTTATCGCCTGACTTGCGCCAGTAAAGCGCCTCAGTAACGTGGTACTGGCGTTTAATTCGGCTGAGTTCTGGTGTTCTTGCTAAATCAACTGGGATCATCTTTCACCTCAGTAGTTAATTTGTGTTCTCGGCACCAGGCCATCCATCAACGCTTTCAGGACTTCGATAGCCTGGTCGCGTGAGATGCTGGTATTAGCAGTGAGTGCGTTTACGATTTCAGTACCAATGGCCTTGCGGTGCTTAACGTCCGCTTCACGCTTTGCCTTTTCGTCAGCGATACGCTTCTCTTCTGCCAGACGGGCGGCTTCTTTCGCTTCAGCCTCACGCTTGATGCGGTCTGCTTCTTCCTGCGCTTTGCGTTGTTCCGCTTCAATGGCTGCTTTCTTCTCTGCTTCAGCTTTCGCTGCGGCGTCTTTAGCTGCCTGCTCAGCACGTTCTTGTGCTTGCTTAGCCAGTAATTCAGCCTGTGCTCTTGCTGCAATCGCATCCTCTTCACGCTTCTTTGCCGCCGCCAGTTCGGCCGCCGCTTTCTCTTCGGCTTCACGCTTGGCCTGTTCTGCTGCCTGACGCTTTAACTCTTCTTCATGAGTAATGCGCTGGCGTTCTTCTTCCGCTTTCTTCTCTGCCAGTTCACGGTCGAATGCGTCGTTCATCAGCAATGCCATTTCGTGATCGGCTTCTATCTGTTTTTTGAGTGCTTCGAGTGCCGCCTTTTCCTCAGCTTCAATACGCAGACGCTCTTCTTCGGCAGCTTTTTCTGCTGCAATACGTTCCTGCTCGGCTTCCCACTCGGTTAGCGGTCGGCGCACTTCATCTTTCAGCGCATCCAGGCGCTCACGAACAATGCGGCGACTCTCATCAATCTGCTTTGGCAATGCTTTCAGTTCTGCTACAAGGTCTTTACCGGCGTTGTCGATGTATGTTTTTGAACGCGCAACCTTGTGCGCCATGGATGCGATAGCATCACGGCCTTTCTTGGTGGATACATCCGGTGCCAGGCTGCGAGCTTCTTTCTCGATTTTTTCAATGATGGGATCGAGTTGCTCGTTATTGGTGAATACAGCCATTGCACTCGATTTTTCGATAACGACTAAATCCGTTACTTCAATCATGGTCTCTCCTGAAATTTGGTTGTGCGCTTCCCGCCTGCGATAGCCGGACGAGTAGGGGGAATGGGGTTGAATTTAGTATTTACTTATCAGATAGCATCTTGGAAAAGGCGTCGGTCATTTCTCTTTTGAAACGGTCAATATCAGCTTGCATATCTTTGAATGTGACGTTTTTCCGTGATTTTTGCAGCGTGTATCCGCAGCGGGCCATATACCAAAGAAACGTATCAATCACGTAGATATGACCATCGCGTGGATTGCCATTTTCATCGGCGTTTTGAATGGTGTTATGCATAGCCTTGAACACGTCTTTCTGGTCGTGAAAGTCGCGCATGAATTGCGGAAGATATTCACCACTGGTAAGCCATTCAGATAGCTTGTCCATTTCCACCTCCATGCTGCATCACATTCCCTCGATACCACGGCATACCAGCCGCTCTCTTCATCTCTTCGTTGGCTTCCATCCACTTAGCGCCGTCGCCGTTCTGACGGGCTGCACGGGCTTTCTGTTGAGCCTGAATGAGTAACTTATGGTTGATAGTCATTTCAAAACACCTCGAATAAAATCCAGACAAGCGCACAAATTACAGCGCCCACACCACCAAATAAGGTGGTCATTCGTATGTGCTCCACTGCAAGTTCCTTGAGTGTTTTTCTGTATTCCTTTTTGGTCGTTAAGTTGATGGCAATGCCAAACAGGAACACGCCAATAAACCAAATGATGAATATCTTCAAAGCTAATTCCGTATTACTCATAATCATCTCCGCGCTTAAGCCGCGCCGCTGAACGTTAAAAGACCTCTGCGCTAACAGGCGGTGGATAGCCGCCATTCATAACTAAGCGTCCTCTGAGAAGCCGCTGAGGTATGAAAAAAGCCGCTTGTTAGGCGGCTATTGAGGTTCACGAGGCTTGTGATTGAATCGGTGCCAGCCGTCGGTTAATTCAAATGGGTCGTAACTGGCACGGCGCTCAGCGAAACCAAGCTCAACTGAAAGCGCATGTAGTTCATGGCGGCGCTTAATCTGCTCCATGGCAATCCACTCAGCGTCAGCATTACGCTTTTGAGCTTGCTTGGGAGTCAGCTCTAAGCTGTTTATGGAGCTCAACTTCTGCTGTCGCTTCATGTCCTGCTTCATATTTTTCAGAACATTTATCATTGAATCGATGCGTTGAACGTCGTCTTCCATCGCCTTACCCTCTGTTTGTATCGTGAGCTAATAAAAAGGCCGCCAGTTAGGCAGCCTGTTTGATTTCCAGATTTTTCAGCGTTGCTCCAGCTATCCATGACCAGTACATCCAGTGGTCACGCGCATCGCCTTCATCTTCCGCTTCAATAACCCGATCGAACTCTTCATCATTCCACTGGCCGGTACATCGAAAGTAATTACCTTCCATTGCCTCACCTCATAAGTTAATTAACGCGCCGTAACCGATTAAATCAGTGGCGTCGATTTTCCGCGGGATTTCTGCACCGCATGGATTTTGTTTCCGAACGGGTTAGCATCTTTGTACCAGGTGCGATGATTCTTGCGCTCAACAGGCATTAAAAAACCCGCACTTGGCGGGTTCATGACCATTTCTTTCCATGTCTTTGTTGGTGTGCGTGGTTAACTACTCTATGCATAACATCTTCATGTGGCTCATCTGGCTCTTTCTCGAAATCCCTAGGGAAAGGTGTAGCAATAGCTTTTTCGACCTTATCCATCGGATCGATATTAATTTCATATTCCGGCCCATCATCTACCGCTTTAAATCCGTGCATTTCACCATGCTCTTTGGCATAAGCAACTTGCTTTTCCCACCGCGCCACTCTTCGTCGATCCTGTGATGTAAGTTTTCGCGGAGAACTTTCAGGAGATTTGCCATGATTCTCGTTTATAAAAATCGTTTTCTTAGCCATAAGGGATACCTGATTATTTTGTTTCACTAAGAATTACGCATCGCTCTCGCAAAAGCGATCTGTAATTCGCTTGTGAGCAGCATTGCCGTTCATCCTGAACCCGCCGCGCTCCCGACGCATGGTTTACTGTCGCGCCGTTCGACTGACCGAATCTCAACTTCGCCGCTGGCTAACTTCGCTCAGCTGTCGATGTTTCGTTTCGATGGGTGGGTAATCACATATTGTGTTTTATTGGTCAACACGAATTGTGATTAATGATGACAACAAAGCGTGTTGTTGCTGATTTGAAAGGGAATTTATTTTTTTAAATACCAGTGCTACGCTTAAAAAAACAGCAGGAGGGATGTGCATGGTTCTGGATGAAGAGCGTATAAGCATGAAAATTCAGGCGATGGGGCGGGCGGTCATGGAGTTGTCACTGGCTGATTTACCCATGACCCAGCAAAACATCATCGACAAGCTGGAGTGA